CCGACGACCTTGTTGTGCCTCTGTTTCTCCTGAAGTGCGATTTCCGTGATGCACGTGTTCACTCCAGGGGAAATTCTTCCGGGTGTTATGATGCCGACGTTCATGCTTTATTGTTATTTGTGAAACGCGCGATGACTCTAATTAAGATGCACACGAGGCGAGAAATGAGGTAGTAGTCAACGACGAGGTTGTTAAAATGCAAATCCACATTTCACGTGCACGTCTTATCAGCCTTTAGAACATAAAAGGTAACAAACAGAGTACCTATGTAGAATGGTAAAAACTTATATTTTTTCGGTAAAATAAGCAACAAAATAATTATTGACACGATGAATTGATATTTGAAAAACTGAGAATATTCTCTGAGTGCGCGATAAATTCGGTCTATGTTGAGCGCACCTGGATAGGACACGAAGACTGCGTCGGATTTTTTGTGCATGTTAAATGGTGTAATGTTTTCAAAAATCTTCTTCTCCTCATCCACCTTGATGAAATCGTACTTTCCGCACAAGGTATTGAGATTCCTCTGGTCGTCTTCACACGACATCTGAAGCGCGTCTTCGAGAACTTGTAAGAGGTATTTCGCGTAACCCATGTACAAACCCGAGTTCGCGGTGAGTTCTGCCCGACACGTCGCAAACACAGTCTTTGTGAGTGGGCCATACGGTGCTGGGTCCATGGACACCAACATCTTACAATCACAGGCTTCGAACATCGCCACGACATCTTTGGGGTCTTTATTTATCTTTGTATCAAACCCGTCGAGGAAAATCACGATGTCATCGTCCTCCTTCTCTCGCAGGTACTCCACCATGCCCTTGTACTTGTCCAAGAACCCGTTCCACTTCGTGCCCCATCCCAACACCCGAACGGGCACGTCGAATTCGTTGTGCACCAGCTCTTCAAAGAGGCCATGTGATTTATTCGCGTAGGTCACGACCTCCATCGGTTCTTAAGATACTCTGATATAATTTTCACGCGGTCGGGGTCCCGTGTCAACTCGCGGGCGTCGGTGATCACGTGATCGTAGTGCACCAGGTTCGCGAGGTCTTCCCAGCCGTGTTCCCGAAGGAACGCCTTGAGGGGGGTGTTCCAGGTCTGTTCCCTCGTCGTCGTTTTTGTTCTCATGTTAATATAAAACTATGTTATTGTGTTGCGCACGCGATGCAATGGACGACGAGTACAGGAAAGAGCCCGGGGTGGTCAGGTCCAAGAAGTGTTTCTCGAGGGATATACGTATTTATAATCAAAGTAAATACTTTGTGGAACTCGAAATCAGGGATGTTAGGGGGAGTTTTTTGAAAAAAATAACACTCGGTGCCTTCCAGGGACAGGCTGGTGCTGAGTTTGACCAAGGGGACACAAACAATGTGCAGGTGGTGAGAGTCGTTCCAGGGATGATGAAAAAGATTCGGGTCGGAACCTCTAAATATACGATTACAACGTACATGAATGGTAGAGAGTTATTCAAGAATCGCATGTATAGCACGAGACAGTACCCGGTGTTTCATGACCGCCACTACAGGGAGGTGGCCTCGAATGACAGAGTGCGCCACGTGCCCCACGAGTTCGACCCAGACCCGTGTCCGTGTCAAGACCCACCGCCGCCACGTCGTCGCCGGTGGTGGTGGTTCTTTTAATGATACGTGATGACCCTCTTTCCGCGCATGACCTGAAGGACCCCCCCGTGAATGCCGTAGTCGCCCACTTTTGGGATGTGGTCGATTTCCTTCTTGGACCCATTTTTAATGATGACCTTTTTCGCATCATTCAAAATGGCTCGGTCAGTGACCTGCTTCACCCCACATCCCCAACGGTAATCGTACACCGGTGCGTATCCCATATTTTCTTAAGTGTGTGTGTGGTGGTCGGGACTGGGGGTTATTTATTACAATGTTTGAAAATAGTCCCTCACCACCTTGTCCGTGATGAATATGTGATTCATGTCGAATCGTTCGAGCGCACACTTGGCCCTGTACACGGAGCGGTGTCGGTCACTGACTGGTTCGCGCTTGGCATCTCTCACGTAGGTCGCGGCCACACCCGGGGAGTACCCCTGAACTTGGTGAAGCCACCAGCAGCGCAGGAGGTCTTCCTTCGAAGTCTGTGCCAGACACGCGTCGCGAATCGTGAGGTCTGCCCTCCTCTGATACGTTGGGTGTCCTCCCGGTAAATCGGAGTTGTGGAGGAATCGGTCGTAGAGGAGGAACGCGCGATAGTCATTGCCCTGCCCGTCCCCTTCCAGGTCGACGCGTCTGGATGAGAGGTATCGGTGGACGGCCCTCCTATTGTTGAGGTTCACCCCACTCTTGCGGAGTCGTCGACAGTACATGTCGATGGTCGACGGGGCGTAGTTGTTCGCTTGCAGGACTGTTCGAAAGTGTTCCATGGTCGTTTCCTTAGCAAATCATACCATCATAACTTTAACGAAGATGCGTTTGAGAGGGATTCTCGACTCCTCTTGCGTCTTAAAGCAAATAGCGTGCTCATCCAGTTCTTCATGGCTCTATCGTGCTTTTCAATATCATCAGTTCCCAATATACTAAGGCCATTACACACATCTGGTTTATTATCTTTCTCCGGAAACTCCAAGTTGAATTGGATGATGGCGTTCGCGGGAATGTCCGGGGCGTCATCCAACAGGCGGTCGTACTCCTGTCGACACGTGTTGACGAACTCGATGACGTCCTGTCTGTGTTCGGGGTCCAAGGACAGCTCCATGTCGATGTTCCTGTAAAATTTCGAATACTGCACACACATCGCGGAGTGCGCTTCCGCGAGTTGCGCGCTCTGTGAAAATTTCGAGAGCGATGTGAGGATGCCACCGAGTACGTTTAAAAACGCGAAAAAATACTGGACTATTAAAATTTTATCCTTCGTTCCACTGTGTGTGTTGTCGCTTCCAGCGGGGTTGAGCACGGCGAATCCACCGACCCCCGTTATGCTACTGATGACTATCGATGGGTAGGACATGTAATCGTTCACCCTCTTGAAGTGCAATCTGGCGTGATTGTGAAGCCACCTGTAGCCGGCGGCTTTTTCGGCCCAGCGCACGAGGAGCTGTTCCTGTTTCGGGCACCATGTGTGGGTGGCGTCCATTATTTTACGCGCACATTTTTCGCCTGTTCCCTTGCGAGGGTGTCGACCCTTTCATTCTGTGGGTGGCCGTTGTGCGCCTTCACCCATCGCCACTGGACATCACTCATCCGTTCAAGTAAAGTGTCTATGTGCACCCAGTGTTCTTTATTTTTCACTGGCGTCTTCTTTGCTGTCGTCCATCCATTCTTTTTCCAATTTGCCATCCACGACGTGACCCCGTTTTTCACGTAGGAACTGTCGGTCCATAAGGTCACTCGGTCGATGCCTTCCTCGACGCAACGTTCCAACGCCCGTTCGACGGCTGTGAGTTCCATGATGTTGTTCGTGGTGTGTTCGTCGGCACCGGAGAGTTCGAACGCGTCGCACGTGCACGCCCACCCCCCAGGCCCTGGATTTCCCAAACAACTTCCATCAGTATAGATATTCATCGCTATGAATGAATATATTTTCTAAGGTTTAATTAATATGGACCCCCAGACCCAGATTGTAGCGAACACCGGGGGTGGTGGTGGTGGTGTGAGTCAACGAACAGTCATCATCCTCGTTTTGGCCCTCGCCGTCTTGGGTGCTGTGGCGTATTATTTTTTCTTTTATGAGAAAAGTGAAGATGAAGAAACACCGAGTGCAAACACGGCGTGCAGTGCACAAACCACGGAAGCCACGTGCATCTCACCGTGCGTGTGGGACGGGGCGACGTGCAAAGATGCACCCTCAACTTTTTCCCCGGAAGAGAAAATCGCGGATGTCGGCGGCCTCTCGGCTCGATATCTCCCGAGTGGGTACGACGAGACCGCGAGAAAGTGGAAAGACACGGAGGGGGGCAAAGTCTTCGACGTCCTCGGCACACTCACCAAGTCTTCGGACGACAAACAAGTCACGGGGGACACTCTCACGAAGTTTACCCTCCCCGCTGGACTCTTTGACCGCCGATACACTCTCTTCACGGTGGCCAAGTACAACGGAGACTCCAAAAAGCGAATCTTCACCAGTAGTGAGGGTGATTGGTACTCTGGACACGACGACGGCAAGTCTGGAGTGGCCAAACACGGCAACGTGCTCACGGAACTCATCGACCACTACGGCGACGGGTGGGTCGTCTCGTGCGACCAAAGAGACATGTATCGCGCAAACGGCATCAGACTCAGTGGTTTGCACTACGGCGAGGGCTTACCCGAGAACATTGGTGTGAACATCAAGTCGGGTTGGGAATCAGACTTTGCCATCGGTGAAATCCTTGTGTACTCGCGTGAGCTGACCATGGATGAAATTCAAATCATCGAAAAGGTCCTCCTTGATAAGTACGTGGTGCCCCCGAAGACTTACTTCGGTGGTGAACTGACGAACGCCGGTGTGGATGACATCTATGAGGCTGACGTGGATTGCGGGGAAAACAGTGCGCTCACGGGTGTGAGGGTTCAAGACGGGAACGTACACAAATACAAATGCATGTTTAACATGGACGACATGAACAACTCTGGATACATCAGAGACAACATCGAAGACACAAAGTCTGGGAACTACATGGAAGACATGGCGAACCAACGCATGGACTGTGGTTCCAAGGCACTGCAAGGGTACAAGTTTCGACCGTCTTCCGATGACACGAAGGTGTCGTTGCGATACAAGTGTGCCGGTGGTCTCGTGGACGACAACGAGTGTGAAGAGAAAACGTCTGAATACATGGACGTGGCTGACATCCTCTCGCACGTCATTGATTGCGACAGCGACGACAAAGTATTGACGTCCGTGCGTTTCAAGAAAAATCCCGACGACACGTCAAAGGGCCGATACGAGTACACGTGCTGTAAGCCGAAGGGGTACTGATTACATACATAAAAGAAAGCCAATCAAATATTAAGATTTATGATAAAAATGTTAATATTTGAGTAATTTTTTTAAATATTTACGCTGAAAAAAGCTTAGTTGGAGAACGCGAGACCGCCCATACCGGATTGCACACGGAGAACGTTGTAGTTCGTCGCGAAGAGGTGCATCGTTTCGGAGGACGTGGCGCCAGACTTGAGGGACACGGACACTTGAGCGTTGTCAATGCGCGAGAAGTTGCACGTACCGGACGGTTGGTGCTCTTCCGGCTTGAGCGCGAAGGAGTAGGAGTAGACACCCGGCACCGGGGAGCCAGTGTGGTAGGTGTACGGTTGCACTTGGTTGAAGTACTTACCGCCTTGCGCCTTCATGCGGTCTTGGCCGTTGAGGACGAGCTTGAACTCAGACAACGGACCAACAGCGCGCGCCGACCCGACCGCACCATCTTCGCAGACAGTGGACTCGGAGTAGCCCGTACCGACGGCGAGGAGCGGGGCACCAGTACCGTAGGTGACCGGGACGAAAATGTTCGAGGTGGCACCGAGGGCACGGAGGTCAGATTCAAGAACAACGGCATCTTCGTCCAAGTTGGACGTGAAGTTCCAGAGGGAGGCGTTGGAGACGGAGCCGTTGCCGAACGCGAAGACGAGCTCCTTGACCGGGTGGTTGAAGGAGAGGCGGACGTTCTTCGTGCTGGTGGCGCTGACGGCGTCGGAGCCAGTGTGTTGAACTTGCTCGATGAGGTACTCGTGGGACTTTTGGGCGAAGCGGCGTCGTTCCTCGGTGTCAAGGAAGTGGTAGTTGGCCCAGCACTTGAGGGTGGAACCATCGGTGTATTGGGAGAACTCAGAGCTCAAGTCGACATCGACGCGGCATTCGTGGTATTGAAGCGCGATCAACGGGAGGGACAAGCCCGGGTGGCGGTTGAACCAGAAGATGAGCGGCAAGTAGATGGCACCGTTTTGGGTGTTGGACGTCATCTTGGCGTAGTCAGCCTTCTTGGCTTCGCTGTGGTACAAGTTGTCGAACAAACGCCACCACTTTTGGAAGTGGCGGTCGATGCGCTGGCCACCGATGGAGACTTCGATGTCCTTGATGGCACGCTCGGCGGCGTAGATGGCCGAGGCACCCTTGGTGGAGGATGCGAGACCAGACTTCGCGACCATTTCGAGGTACATGTCCTGGACCAAATCACCGTTGCGGGCGATCGTGATCGAGACGCGACCGTTGTCGGCCGGGTTGCCGTTGACGGTTTGCTCGATGACTTCGGAAGCGAAATTCGAGTGGCGCTTGTACACCGCCTGGAAAAAAGTGACCTTAGGATTCGCGGTCAAGTACAGGTCTTGGGAACCGTATGCGACGAGTTGCATGAGACCACCAGCCATGGTGAGAGTTGTTTTGTACTATACACCAAGAAAATAATTTTGCCCTGGACCGCGCGGTAAAACGCGCCTGGTGTTTTCTAAGTTATGGGTATAAGACATGAGCGACATTGAAGAAGGCGAAATCGTGCACGAAGAGGAGGAGGAGTTCGACGAGGAAGACATCGACATCGACATGGACGACTTCGCGCCCGAAGAGGGGTCGGCCGAGGTCCTGGCGTCGACTCTCTCGACCCCAGACGGGGACACCGTGTGCACGGCCCTGTTGCGCATCGGAGACCAACTCGAGATGCAAAACAAAATTCTCATAAAAATTTTGTCCAAACTCACTTAAAAATTCTCAGCATTAATTATTCAGACCGACCGCCATGAATTCCACGCATTACATCGAGAGGGACCCCGACACAGGGGCTTCAGAAATGGAGCTCCTGAGAAATCAAATCGTGACTCTCTCGAGTGAGCAGATTCTGCGCATCCTTGGACTGATGGAAGAAAATTGGTACCTGGGCGAGACTGCCGGTAAAGACATGATGACGAAGTGTGTCCGCCTGGGATACGATCAATTTTTCGATCCGTCCGAAAGAGCGAGTGGGTTTCCGACGAGCATAGATATTAAAGCCGTCGACGGCAAGAGAGACCGGGAAATAAAGGTCCTGAAAAACATCGGTTCACGGGTCAAGGCGCTGGCTATGACAGACTACGTGGAGAACGAGAGCGTGAACCTCACCGCGGCGGAGCGCGTGTGTAGACTCATCAAACAGGTGTCGGAAGCGTTTAAGAACGTCCGTCTGCACCTGAACACGATGCAGAGGATAAAGAATCCTCGGGAGATGCCGGACAAGATGAACGCGGACCCGGAGTATTTCGACGCGACACCGATGGACGAGACGCGCCTGGGCGAAATGACCCCGTTTCAGCGGGCGATCGTGGCCTGTCTGGACGAGACCTATAAGAAACACATGCGTCGATATAAAGGGGAGTGCTACGTCCAAAGGATTTCAGAGGGTGCCTACACGCGTTCGTGGAAACAGGTGTGTGCCATTCCAGAGTTCGTCTATGAGTTCGCGGAGAAGGAGGTGAACTTTGACTTTTGGAAGGACATCACGTCCCGTGGGAACACGGCGAGAGAGGTCATCAACTACCTGTCGAACTGCATCGACAGTCAGTTTCCTGAAATCGTCAAAGACAGACATGTGTGGAGTTTTAAGAACGGTTTGTTCATCGGTAAGGAGTGGCAGCCGAAGGAGGGGAAATACGCGTGTCGCTTCTACCCGTACGAGAGCAAGCAGTTCCGTTCCCTGGACCCTACCCTGGTGAGTTGTAAGTTCTTCGACCAACACTTCGATGATTACGACTACATCGAAGACTGGTGGGACATCCCGACGCCACACTTCCAAAGCATCTTTGACTACCAGAGTTTCGACGAGGACGTCGCCCGGTGGGCCTACGTCATGGGTGGTCGCCTGTGTTTCGACGTCGGGGAGTTGGACGGGTGGCAGGTCATCCCCTTCTTCAAGGGCATCGCGCGTTCTGGTAAGTCCACGGTCATCACCAAGGTGTTTCGCAAGTTTTACGAGAGCAACGACGTGCGCACGCTCTCGAACAACATCGAGAAGAAGTTCGGTCTCTCCAGCATCTATGATTCGTTTATGTTCATTGCCCCTGAGGTGAAAGGGGACCTCTCGCTGGAACAGGCCGAGTTTCAATCTCTCGTGTCCGGCGAAGACGTGTCCATCGCCGTGAAGCATCAAAACGCCATCAGCATGCAGTGGACCACCCCTGGGGTCCTGGGTGGGAACGAGGTGCCGTCGTGGAAAGACAACTCCGGGTCCGTCCTCAGACGTATCTTGCCCTGGAACTTCCGTCGTCAGGTCCGAGAGGCTGACCCACACCTGGACCAGAAGTTAGAGGAAGAGTTGCCAGCCATCCTCCTCAAGTGTGTGCGCGCCTACCTGGAGTACGCCGATAAGTACTCCGACAAAGACATCTGGAACGTCGTCCCAGAATATTTCAAATCCGTCCAAAAGGAAGTCGCGAAGATGACGTCGACGATTCATCACTTCCTGGAAGACACCAGTGTGCAGTTCGGTAAGGATTTGTTCGTTCCTCAGAGCATCTTCCTGGCCGCGTTCAACCAGCACTGCCAGATGAACAACTTGGGAAAACCCAAGTTCAACGAAGACAGCTACGCGGGTGCGTTCAGTCAGCGCGACATCACCGTATCGACGGCCTCGCTCACCTACCGTGGACGCATGTACAACAACCAAAAGTTCATTCACGGTTTAGACGTCATTCAGGAAGAGTTAGTTTTTGAATAAAATATCTCTACATATATTAATGACCCCACCCCAACTCAAGGCGTTTCTTAAAAACTCAAACGTAAAGGTGGACATGGCGCCCGTGGCCTCGCCCGTGGCCTCGCCCGTGGCCTCGCCCGTGGCCGCACCGTCAACGCCACCGCTCACGTCGCCCCTGCGGTACACGAACTTCATCGCCGAAGTGGGTCCCCTCACCCGCCCCGACGTGCTCGCGTTCGTGCGTCAAACCAGACCCCAGCGAAAGGAGGGGAACTACGACGTTCAGGAAATTTCCGGGTACCATGGACAATTTCAAAAAGCCGTGACGCACACGAACCTGTACGGGTTCAAGTCCCATCAAAACTATGAAACGGCGCAGTTGAAAAATCTCTCGTGGAGTTTCGTGGAGTTCCGCGTGGTCGTCAAGGGGAGGAAGATGATCATCGCCCGTCTGTACAAGGACAAGATGGTATTACAAGGTGGGTGCGTGGACAATGACCCTAAAACACCTCTGTACGTGGCGAAATACTTGGCCAAGAAATACGCATTCGGCGACGCGGACAACTTGAAAGTGAGATACGCCTCCCTCGATGGCGTTTTCCAGTTCAGGGGCACCGTGAAGGCGCAGGAGTTGTCTCGCGCGTTGTACGCAAACAGAGTGAGCCACTTCTTCGAACCCGAACTCAAAGCGGCGGACGTGCGAAACATTCAGTACGAAGGGGAAACCATCGACAGCGTGACCATGAACGGATTCGTGACGTTGCACAAAAAATCCGTGGAAGAGGTGCAGCGCGCGTACAGAGCCGCGGTGAAATTCGTGGAACGCATGGATAAGAGGGGGCTCATCACGCGCACGGCCACCTTCGCACCGTCGAAGGAGGTGGGCGCCCCAGAAGAACCCAAGCCGGTTCAGGTGCCACGCATTCAAAAGCTGCGAAACACCACGAACGTGTTGCTGAACGACAAGATGTGCTCCAAGTACTCCACCGATGACCTCAAAAAAATCGCAAAGGCCATGGGCATATTCTCCAAGAAGACGTGGAAAAAGAAAGACTTCTGTCAAGCCATCTTCGACAAGAACGCCAACTTGTTCCTCGAATCACCGAACGCCAACAGAAAGAACGCGAACACCCCGCTCCTGAAGAAGAGGGGCATCGACAAAAACTCCGTGCGAAAGATGGTGAAAGACGCGTACGGCAGTGAATTCAAGACTGGGCGAAACCTGAACGCGGACGTAAGTCTCGTCCAAAACGGGATGAAAAACTTAAAGACCAACAAAAAAGGTGTGCCGTTCAAGGGTGAGGTGCTTAGACTCGTCAAGGACGTCGCGCGTGAACGGAAATTTAAGGTGTACCTAAACAAATACGACGCGAACACGCGCGCATTCATTCGTCGACAATTGAAGAATAGAACGGTCATCACCAAGAAGGCGGTGGAAAACGTGGCCAAGAAAGTGAAGAACGTGAACGTGCGTTCGCTCAAAAACATAAACTTGCCAGCGAACGTGAACGTGGCGAAGTACGCCAAACAAAGAGCGCTCGTGAAAGCGTACGTCAAAAGCGTCGTGCGTCCCGCGATGCGTAAAATCGTGGAGCAGGAAACGCTCGCGTGGCTCACGTCTCGCAGGAATAACCCCACGAACGACGACGTGAAGAAGGAGTTGTTGAGGTACATTCGATTGTGGGACGACCCGAGAATGAACCGAGTCACGATGAACCAACTCCATGCACGTCGCGCGAAGTTGATTTAATCATTTCCGTGTGGTATCCGAACTCGTAGTTCGGGAACCGTTCTTTGATGGCCAGAGAAATCTCGATGGCGCGTCCGACCGAGTCGGCCTCGATGAGCGCGGTCTCCATCTCTAGAAACAGGAGGGCGTCGTCGCCGTTGTCCACCATGCGTTCGTACACGAGATGGGACGGGGTGTGGGGTAAGGTTTCCTTGTTCGCAGTGATGCTCATGTACAGAACCACGAGGGCGACGATGTAGAAGAGCATTCCTTATTGTAGTCAGTATATTTTTTTTCTCACATCCCTGTATAATGAAAACTCCGAAAAGTGTGAAGAAAGCCATGCGCGCCTTGGGCATGAAGAAGGGGGACAAGGTTGAAAAAGTCGTCGCGGAAAACAAGACCATGTTAAAGAAGGAGAACGAAGCCATCAACAAGTACAACAACAAGGTTTACGAAAACAAGAAGAACGAACTCACCAAGGTCGCGAACATCGTGAAGAAGTATGAAAACATGCTCTTGAAGAATGAAAAAAACAAGGGTAAGGGCAACAGTGGGGACACAAAGGTGAAAAAGATGGCTCGTAATTACAACGCTAAGATGGCAAAAGCTTGAACAGGTCGTTGATTTTCCATAGAATATTATAGAATTCCTCTTGGCACCCCACCTTTCCGGGGTCCACTATTTCCAACTCTATCTGGTAGTGATTCGGGTCCTCTGCGTCCTTGTCCACCGCATCACCACTCGATACAGTCATGTCGATGGACAAATTCTTTCGCACGAAACTCTGACGGTGCTTCGTGCGCTTCCTGTCCATCTCGTATTCCCCAGTCATGGGCACCTCCCTCGAGATGCTGAAACGCACGTCCAGGGGTGCGGAAAACTCTTGAAAATTCTCCGTGACGAGCTTTTGTTTTTGTACCATGGTCTGTTCCCCGGTCTGCTCATCCACCGTGAGTCGAATCCCTCCCGCGTCGTGGTAGAAGACGTCGCACACCGACGTGCGCACTTCCTCCCACCCGTCGAACTGTTGCAGACCAGTGAGTATGAGGTCGAAACTTTTTTTACCTACGTTGGTGTCGAAAAATGCGCCGTTAAACTTCCCCAGTCGTATCTCTACTTCGATGTACTGTTCGTCATTGTGACGCTCGAACAGGGGTAGGGTCTTGTCGACAATCTTCTGAATGTCCATCTCTGTTTCATAGTATAAAAGCGCGGTGTCTTTAATAAACTATGCGAGGTTTTCGTAATCTCGGAAACACGTGTTATTTCAACACGTCCCTCCAATGTTTAATCCCACTGTTCACACACATTGGGTACACTGGGTCGTGCGAATTCACGAAGGCGTTCTTTCACCTGTCGCACCACGTGGCGGCCTCTGAAAAGGGCGCGCCCCTCGATGCGCGTTCCCTCCTCGTTATGTTCCAAAAGCATTTCCCGAGGTTCACCCTCGGACAACAACACGACGTGCAGGAGGCCATCCTGTGCATCATAGACATCCTCGAACGCGGGGCCCCCGAACTGAAGACCCTGTTCTATGGGAAGAAGATGCAGGAGACCATCTATCCCGGGGGGAAGAAGACGCACGAAGAAGATTTCAGCGTCCACCTCATGTGTTCCGTGAGTGGGAAGGATTTCGAGACGATGTTCAAGGAAAGTCTCCAATGGAACACACTGACGGATTACATCGACGACACTGGACACACACACCACGTGGCGACCACACGGAACGTGTTCACCGCCCTCCCCGGTGTGTTCATGGTGAGTTTCGATAAGAAGAGTTTCATAACCCTCGCGGAACACATAGAGGTGGGAGGTGTCAAGTACCGACTCCTGTCCGCGGCGGCGCACGTGGGTGTGCAGTGGGACGGACACTACGTCGCATTCACGCGTCGCGGGGACCAATGGTACTATGTGAACGATGGTTTCGTGCAGAAGGTTCCCCTCCCACGGGAGGGTGGATTCTATTTTCTCGTGTACATTAAAGTTTAAATATACATACATACGTACAAAGCATGAAACCATTCCTCAAATGGGTCGGTGGGAAGACGCAAATCATCGACCAGGTGCTCGCCGAGTTCCCGAGGGACATCGACACCTACCACGAACCGTTCGTGGGTGGTGGGTCCGTCCTCCTCGCGGTGCTCTCTCACCCCGACATTCGCGTGCGACGCGTGCGTGCGAGCGACAACAACCCCCACCTCGTGGCCTTGTACAAGCAGGTGCAAAGGGACCCCGAACTCCTTCACCTCGCCGTGGAGCGCCTCTTCAGTCTGTATGACCAGAGCGCCAGTGCCACGGAGAAGGAGACTTTCTATTACGAACAAAGGGAACGGTTTCGCACCCTCCCCCCATGCATAGAGAAGTGTGCCCTCCTCATCTTTCTCAACAAGACGTGTTTCCGTGGACTCTACCGCGAGGGACCCAATGGGTTCAACGTCCCCTA